ATCGCCATGTCAATATAATGTTTTGCTTTTAATAAATCTTCTTTTTGATTTTTCTGTTTGTGACGACATAAATATTTTATTGCGTTACCTTCTGCAAACGGAATATTATTTCTATTTATAAATTCTGATGGCTGAATAACCATAGATTTGTAGTGATCACCGCCTACCTGCTTTTTATAAATTTTATCTTTCATTAGCACACTCTTTAATTAATCTTTGAATATAAAGTTCTTTTCTTCTTTCTTTAACTTCCGGTCTACGATTATACTTAGCGTCCCATGCTTTACCTTTTGGACTTTGTCTCCATTTTTTTCTAGCTCGTTTTCTACTTTCAGCATAAGGATGAATCATATATTCTCCATTGGATATGCTTTTTCATAATCTTTAGGTCTTATAATATGTAAATTTTCTTTAGTTCTTGTCGCACCTACGTAAAATAATCTTGTTTCATCATCAGGATTTTTTCTATATGATCTATTTGTATTGGTAGTTAAATCAGTTAATAAAACTACGTTTGGTCTTTCTCCACCTTTAACACTATGGATGGTGGATAAATGAATTCTTGGATCTCCTTTTAAGTTTTCACCATTTCTCCGCATACTTCTAATATAATTTTTTCTTCTAAAGTTTAAGTCGTCAAATGCCTCATACCAAACTGCATCAGTTTTTAATCCATAAAATTTTTTTAACATTGTTAAGGTATAAAAACTTTCTTTAGCCATTCCTTTAAGTCTAGATTTGTCAACGTGTTGTGGTGTCATATAACTATATATTCTTTCTAATTGTTGGTAGCTTAAAGGAGTTCCTTTTCTTCCTACTTCCCAGTCAGCTGCAGCTTGAGACGCATCTTTCTCAGGCATTTTTTTAAATCTGTTTTCAAAATACCAACCTCGTTCTCTTATTTCATCTTCCATGTTATCTAAC